TGAAATAGCACGTGAGGTCATTAGTGAAGCGAATATCTTTGAAGCTATTATTGAAGGCTTTAACGAAGCAGAAGAGACTAATCTAAAGTTGGCGGACATAACCAATCTTGAAGTGGCACAAGGATGGATAGATGAGTTTTTAGAAAAGTATTCTGCGCTATAAACCCTAAATCATTTTTGTCGGCTAGATAAATAAAAAAGCCGCTATATGCGGCTTGGTGGTTGGGGTGTGCGGATGTGTAATTATAATTTTTTAATTTATTCAAATTAATTTCTTTAAAGTACTAAGGGAAGGGAAATGTCAAATCTTCAGGAACAAATTGATAAAGCTCGCATGCAAGTAAATACTGATTCATATCCGATGTCGATAGGTGAGTTAATTAATTTATATGATGATGGCGAGCTTGATATTCATCCAGAATTTCAACGTGTGTATAGATGGTCGGTTGAACAAAAAAGTAGGTTGATCGAATCGATACTTTTAGGTATTCCATTACCATCAATTTTTGTTGCTCAAAGGAAAGATGGTGTTTGGGATGTTGTTGATGGATTACAACGGATTTCAACAATTCTTTCATTTTTAGGAAAATTAAAAGATGAAGAAGGTAAAGTTAAAAAACCTTTAATATTGCAGGCAACAAAATATCTGCCAGCACTACAAGACAAAGTATGGGAAAATATTCATAATCCTGAACAAGAACTTGACATTGAGATTAAAAGAATCTTTAAACGAGAAAAAATTGATATAAAAATTATCAAAAGAGAAAGTGATAGTGATACTAAATTTGAATTATTCCAAAGATTGAACACCGGTGGCTCTAAACTATCAGATCAAGAAGTTCGAAATTGCATGCTTTTAATGCATAATAAAACAGCATTCTTTTGGTTAAAAGAACTCACTAAAGAAGACTCTTTTAAAACAACGCTACCTATTTCTGAAAAACAATCTGAAGAGTCGTATGATGCAGAACTAGCCCTTAGGTTCTTTATCTATAGAAATAGTAGTGAGGTAATTCGAAAAGAACACTCAGATGTCGCACCATATTTAAATGCCGAAATGATCAGATTGTTTGATGAAAAACAGAATTTTAATTTTGATTATGAAAAACAAATTTTCCTAAAAACGTTTACCATCGCCGATAAAGCCTTAGAGGACTCTGCCTTTAAAAAATACAATCACCAAAAGGCCAAATATGAGGGCGCTATATCTCTGCCTGTGTATGAAGCGGCTTCATTCGGACTATCTAAGCTTATAGAAAATAACAAGCTTGATGATAATCAACTGGTGGAGCTATTTATAAGAAAAACCAAAGAATTGACAGCAGATAGTGAATACTTACGTGTAATCGAAAATCGCACTCGTCCAATTGATAGAATGGTTGAGATGTCAAAAATTGCAATTCGAGTTTTTAAATGAAAATTCGAACATCTTTAGAACTCCAAGATAGTCTCCAGAAGGATATTAAATGGCGTAAGCGAGAGTTCACCTCTCTAAACCTCATGATACAGTCGAGTCGTGGTCACGAAAAGCAAATCTTAATTAGGGCTGCTATTGTTTTACTTTACGCACACTGGGAGGGGCATATAAAACACTGTGCGTTAGCTTATATAACTTTCCTTAATAGCAAAGGATTGCCATTTCACAAAATGAAGGATAATTTTCTTTTATTAAGTGTTCCTGATAAATTTAGAAAAGGCTTTTCACTCAATAAAATCTCTTCGTTATTGGAGTTGAGTGATTATATGAATAGCCCTCCAATAGGAAACTTCAAGGTGGATGAAAGTCTAGTTGTTGACACTGACTCAAACCTGAAATACCCCATTCTGCTAAATATTTTGCAGCAATTAGGCCTAGACTCAAGACCCTACGACTTGAAAGAACACTTTATTGATTCAAAGTTAGTACGCTGCCGTAACGCTATAGCTCACGGTGATATTTTAGGCCTGACAGATATTGAGGATACTTATGAGGAGATTAAAAAAGAGTTGCTGAGTATGATTGTCTTATTTCAAAATCTAATATTTAAAGCAGTTGATAATCAAGAGTATCTAAAATAGCAATCAATACCTTTGGGAGAACCATTAAAATGATTCATCCAAAGGTATATCTTTAATCGCCTGTACTGTTAAATGACGTAATCGAATTCTCTTGTTTAGGAATTCATTAGTTGCATCTGATTTGAGTGTCTTTAAGAGCTTCTTGCAATCTCTTAAAGAATTGCTCATTGGTTTAATTACAATAAGATGGTTTTCTACCGCTACCATTGATTTAAGGTTAATAATTGTTGCTGTTGCCCTATATCTATCCCCAGGACTAGAGGTTCTTTTAATGATTACGAATGGCGGTGAAATTACTTTTCCTTGAAATTTCCTTGTTTCACTTATATCTTCCAATATCTCCCATCCTGGAGTATTTTTGGAGTGAAAATAGGGGTATTCATTACCTATCTCTATATCTCTATAGGCAACTAAAGGCCCAATACAGACATTAAACTTACTTGATAACGCTTTATATTCTCCTAATTCCTCCTGCCATAAAATCGACTTTTGACTTTCTTCTGCCATGATTATCCCAGAAAGAATAAAAACATCTACATCGGTTTTGGTATTAAACCTCCCCCAAAGAATGGATTTTGCAGACATGTTGATAGAGCAGAAATTACGAAATAAGCTATATCGACTTCCTGATCGTAAAACTTCAGGCAAAATTGCTACCACAACACAATCTTTAGGCAAAACCCTTAGAAAGTGATCAAAAACAATACCAGCCGCATTTATTTTCCCTTGTTTCCAATAGTTTTTGTTCGGTGACTTCCAAATAGAAAATGGGGGATTCATTGCAACATGGGTAATACTTTTTAAATCCGTCTTTGTAACAAGCAATGCGTCCATTACTTTTATATTTTTAAAATATGATGTAGCTTGCTCAATCGAGCAATTTTTTTGAACGCCACGATTTAATGCTTCAATAATTAGTCTTAATTTTGTGGCTTCAATAAATGACTCATGTATATCAAACCCCCACAAAATTTCACCCCACTCTTCAAGTGTTTCACTTAAAGTATCGCGCACCCCAAGTCTTCTAGAGCACTCTATTAGTAAGTTACCTGCCCCGCACGTTGGATCTAATACCCTTGAGTTTAAAGTTAGAGCTCTTTCAAATGAATTAATTGCTTCAGTTGCTAGCATTTGACCTGTAAAAAAACTTCCCGCTTCCCTCATCTGCTCCAGAGGAAGGCACTGCCTTAAAACTGTATCTATAGAATCTAGGTCCACAATTGATTTGATTGATTCTGGAGGAGCATTATCGATTAGATATCGAAGATTCTGATTATGAATGGAAAGTTGGTTCATCTTTAAATACTGCAGAAGTTCATAGCACTTATACCATTTTTTTGACAAAAAAACTATAATTAAATTATTGAATATAAAAGACTTTTAAAAACAAAAAACTGCAGATAAAACAATTTATTACACAAGCTTTAAGATCTAGTTTAGACTCCAATAAAATAATCTGTGTGTTAAAAAACAATACTATTGCCAACCTCTATCTTATTTGGGTGTTCTTTCCTTTATTTCCGCCTATAATTCATCCACCAACAACAAAAAAGCAAAACCATGAAAACAATAACTCTAACTACCCCACTCTTATGCTTGGCTTTCACTGGTTGTGAGAAGCAACCAACTGAAGATATAGATCCAATCACAACCACAGCAGCTCTTGAAAACTCAGATAATATTCTTAGTAAATACATAGAAAAGCTAGAATCAGAATTCACGACACAAGATGTGCGGATTAAAATTATATGCAGAGACTACCCGCGCGAGTATCAAAAAAACTATATGCCTAATTTGTTGAAGCTATCACCCGGTGAATACTCTGAAGCTGTACTTTTGGCTGATATGGATTTGGTTTTAGATCACTACAAAGAGAAAGATGCTATTCAGTGCTAAAGCTTTCTTACTTCTGAAATATTAAATCTTTATATTGGACTTAAGACCTCTCATGACCGGGTCTGTAATAACAAAGTAAAGCATCACTAACCCGCTATCCGCGGGTTTTTCTTTATGTAAGGTAAGTGTAACCTTGTCTTTAAATGTTACATTATAACAATTAGTATAATGATACCTATGATTCATAAATAGAAAGGTAAGTCTCAATGAAATATCTGTTAGGCGCAGCATTGTTAGGATTAGCGATTACTGGCTGTACTTCAAATCCAAAAAACGAAGTAGTGCAAGAAAAAGTTGTGAGCAATACTGCAACTGAAACTCAGGTAATTAATTTTACTGGTCCAATGGATCTTACAGTCGAATTGAAATCTTCAGATAATTTTGAAACCGCAGAAATGACAGATAATTCTGGCAAGGTTTATCACCTTAAGCGAGCTATTTCAGGAAGTGGTATGCGTTTAGCCAATAATGATGGTGTTTCAATTCATTTCAAAGCTGGTGAAGGTATTGTAGAGTTTATGAAAGACAAACCTATCAGTATTACTGAATACAAAAAATAAGATTTACGCTTTAAGAGAACCCACCTTGTGTGGGTTTTCTTTTGTCTATTAAAACATAAAAGTTTCCATAAAGAATAAAAAAGTTTCTTTTAATAAACTTTTCTCTTGACTATAAAGTTTCCTTTGGTAAACTAAATCTCACAAACAAAGAAAAGCCTCAGCGTTGTTCGAGCAACCTGAGGCGTGACCCACACTCTCTCTGTGAGTAAAGTGATTATGAACACAAAATTAACTCCACACAATAGCTTCAAGGTAACTCTGTTTACCGCCGCCTTAACTGTAAGCGCCTTGGCATTTGCTCATCTTGCTGACTTTGGTACTGACCAGGTAGCACCAGCTCAAAATATTCAATCTGAATATGGAATCGTCTCTTTAAAGATGCTCGACGATGTACACGGTGAAGCTGTCGTAAATCTGGATGGTTTCCGTTTGGAAATAACTTCGTTTGAAGTTGAAGCATACCCGGATGATTACGGTGTACCAGGTTCCGAATTCACCAATGTAGAAGTCGTTGAACTAGGTGAAATCAATATATTTGATGCCAATGGCAATCCGTATAACGACTTCACTGATCATCAAGATCACCGCGAAATCAATTCAATGATCGCTGGTTACATCATGAAGCATCGTTTGGTGGAGGTGCAGTCATGATCTTAAATTCTGCTGATCAAATTTTTGAGGCGCTTTTGAATGGTCAATCGGTCTACTGGTGTGAATGCGGCTCTGATGACTGGTCTCCTCTAAATGATCGAACTCAAATTAATTTTGTAGACCTCTACACCGGTTTCCTGCAATTCAAAGCAGATGAACTACCTGTAGTTCCAATGCCGATAGAATTTGGCTCAACTCATCGTTATTTCTCTGAATACATCAAGACCTTTGAAGGACTTGAAATCTATCGAGTGGGTAAAACCCGGGCGAGCTATTTTGCCCTACGTGTAAAAAGCTCAGGAACTATTGCTGACTATTTCTGCAACACAACTATCTATTCCATTCAGCCGGACGGCTCATTGAGGAAGATGGATAAATCCCTTACTCCGAAATGGATTTTAGATGGACTGGAAAATGCGCGTGTTGCTATGCGCAAAAACAAGCGTCATCAAGTTTTAGAAAGTACTGGCTTCTTTGCATCGGAAGACTATAAGAACTTTAAGCGCAAAAACCGTTCTGCAGGAGTACGTTGAGATGGCTATTCAAGTATTTACACCAGAAAACACCCTGCTTGTAGAAAGTATTAAGTGCTACCTGTATACCGATCCTGGTATGGGTAAAAGTACCATTGCTCATACCGCAGAAAAGCCTTTAATTTTTGACTTTGATAAAGGTCAGCATCGTGTATCTGCTGAGCTGCGTCGTGGCGCAATTGTTCGTATTGATAGCTGGCTTGACCTTGAGAATCTTAAGGATGACTTCTATGCACCCTATAAAACTATTGTTTCAGATACTGTAGGTGCAATGCTGGATGCAATTAAAGATCATCTTTCCAAGAATAGTGACAACCTGCAACGTGATAAATCACTGACATTAAAGGCGCAGGGTCTAGCTGGAAACCTATTTATGAAAATGGTTCGTAAGTGGGAAAACCTAGGTAAAGATATTGTTTTTATTGCTCATGCTGTAGAGCAGGAAGCTGGTAAGAATAAGATCAAAATTGTGCGTCCAGATCTGGCTGGCAAAAATAGCGCGATGCTTTATCGCATGTCAGACATTATGGGCTATCTACACGCTTCTACCGATGAGAACGGAGATGATCTCCGTACGATCTATTTCAACCCATCTGAGTCACACCATGGCAAAAACTCAGGTCGCTTAGGTCGAATACATACAAATGGGAATGGTGTGGAAGTTTGCTCTGGCCAAGTTACTGTTCCAGATCTGGCTCATTCCCCTACTTTCCTTGCAGATCTGCTTAAACAAGCCAAGGACCACATCAATACTCTTACTCCAGTACAAGCTGAAGAGTTAAAAAATATCACTGACCTTAATCATTGTAAGCAAGTCTGCGAAGAAGCCAGTCATGCCGGTGATCTAAATCAGCTTACTGAGTCACTTATGCCTGAGCATAAGTATGTAAAAGAAATGTGGGCTGCTATTAAGGCACGTGGCGCTGAAATGCAATGCACCTACGAAAAAGAGAAAAAGCGCTGGTTCAATCCACCTCAATTCAAAGGTATTTCTGATGAGCAGCTGGCCGATCTACAGGACTTTATCGATACCTGTGGTCTTGATGCGAAAACAGTGTGTGAACACTTAGGGCTTGATGCTCTCAACCAGATAGAAGCTTCCAAATTTGAAGCCGTAAAAAATGAAATAGAACAAGTAGCTAAAGGGGAAATAACAGCATGAACGCAATAATTCTTGATACCGAAACCAACACTATTAATGGGTATCCAATTGAAATCGCTTATGCACCTTGCTCTTTTGAGCAGGGAGTATTGCAGTTCAACCAGGCTGACCTGTTTGATGAATACTTCTCATGCCCTGAGCCTATTTCATTTGGTGCGATGGGAGTTCATCACATCCTGGAATCCGATATTGCTGCCAAACCAAGCTTTGACACATTTAGTCTTCCTAAGTCTGTGGAATGTATCGTTGGTCACAATATCAAATACGACATTGAGGCAATTAGTAAGTGTGGCGTTGGTTCTGAAGATTTAAAAACTATATGCACTTTGGCTTTGGCTCGATTTGCATGGCCAGAACTGGAAACTCATACCCTAGGCGCCCTGTTCTATTTCGTGAGCACTGATAAAGAAAAAGCACGTGATTACCTACGTAAAGCGCATAACGCTAAATATGACATCTGGTTTACGTACATCATTCTTAAAAACATTTGCCTAAAGCTGGGCATTAGGGACATGACTTCTCTCTACCAGATGTCTGAGGTGGCATTAATCCCAACTAAAATGCCATTTGGCAAACATAAAGGCACTGAGATCAAGGATCTTCCTAAGGACTACGTTAAGTGGTTTTTAGGGCAAGGTGATATCGATCTGCATTTGCGTAAAGCATTGGAGGCTGCGGCATGATCTTCAGAATTAAAAAGAAGCATGAAGTTGGTTTCAAGCTGTGGCTAGAAAAATTGGGTTATATCAAAAATGAACTTGCAGATGGCAGTTCGACATTTAGCGGAAAAGGCACACGCAAGACACTAAGTTATGTGCTTTTAAAGAAAGATTTAACCGGTAATGCGGCATGCCAGGTGTTATTTCATGAATATGAAGAACATCTGGATAACCCTGATTATTTAGATGTGAAGGTGGCGTGATGGAAGATAACAAATTGTGGTGCGTAGGGATCTGTCCTGAAGATGACAGTCCGCATGAGCAATCACCTGCTGCATCAAAAGAAATTGCTGAACGTGCTTTAGCCCGCTACAGAGCTATGACTAAAGCTGAAGGTAATCAGTTCATGATCGAATCATTTGATGAATACTTTCAGGTTCAAGAATGGGAAGGCACAGCTGAAGAACACCAGGAACAAATGTTTTATACGGAAGACTGGTTTAAAGAACCGATGTACCAGTGCAAAAACATGCAGCAAGCCGAACAAGTATTTAAGTACGGTGAAATCGTGCATTGCTACAAAAATGGTGCTGAATTGATTACTTCTGATCTTAAAGAGGCCCAGCTCTTCTATGAGGTGATGTGATGGATAGCATGAATCAAGTAGTTGAGCCAACCCCATTTGATGATGCGCAATGGCTCTGGTGCGCTGACTGGTGCAAGAAAAAAGGTTTAAGCCCATACGATGCGAAGAACTGGGCAGACGCAAAATTTGAATATTTGAAGGCTCAAGGAGAAAACAATGATTGATATTCAAAAACCATGTGAGCCTTGTGAAGATAGCAATATCGATAAGCAAGTAAATCTGATGGATCAATTCATTGAAAGCGGTGAATTTGACAAAACTCTAAATGATTTTTTTGGGTTACCTGAATCGGTAAAACAAAGTTTGAAGGAGATTTCATAATGGGAGCAGCTATGAAAATTGATGATCCAGTTGATATCAGTTTTATGTTACTCATGAAGTACCGTAAACCTGTAATCAAACTTGAAGAGCTCTTGCCGGATTACTTGCCTCATCTTACAATTGAGCAGGCAAATAAGCGCGCAAATAAATGCACTCTTCCATTTCCAGCATTCAAATCTGATGGACGTAACTCACCTTTTTATGTTCATCTAAGTGATGTAGCATTCTGGCTTGAAGCAATACAAAAAGAGTCTAAGAAAGACTGGGTAGCAATGAACCATTGATTGCTAAATTATTGATTAATTGCCGCATGGTTGCACCTATTTTGCACCTTGCACCATGCGGCTATTCAGTAAGATGCTAATAAATAATAATTTTTATAATGTATATGTGATTAATCTATCCCACCTGCCATGGGAGCGACAATCAAATTGTTTGACAGTTGATATGGACCAATATACATATAAATTCATCACTTTTTTGATGGGCATAGTATACTGCATCTGCCTTATTCGCTCATCTTTTCAATTAATTTACGACACCATGAATAAAACTTTCGCTTCTTGTTTTTCTTTTAAGTCATTGTCTGTACTTGCACTTTCCCTAGGTCTTGCCGGCTGTGGCAATGGTTCATGGGGGTCAAAAGATGATGAACCGAC